TCGGCCAGCCCTGGCTCGACACCTTCGCCGTCGCCCGCCCGCTCACGGTCGCCTTCGTCGAGGAAGAGGATTCCGCCTGGCGCGTCTATGAGCGGGCCACCCGGCTCCTGGCCGCGCGAGGCGCTCCCATGCCGGCCGCCTTCTTTCTCACGGTCCGCACCGGCGTCCAGCTCGATCAGGAAGCCTCACTTGGCCCGCTGCTCGACCTCCTCCGCTCGCGCCCGGTGGATCTCGTGTTCTGGGACGTGTTCAATCGCCTCCACACGCTCGACGAGAAGCGGCCGGATCAGATGCTCCCGCTCTTGAAACGCGTGGACCGCCTCCGCGACGACTACGGCTGCGCCAACCTGATCGCGCACCATGCCCGCAAGCCCGGCGTCGGAGGACCCGATCTGGCGTCCGGCGGCCAGCAGCTCAGAGGGCCCAGCGAGTTCTGGGGCTGGGCCGAGAACAGCCTGTACCTGAAACCCCTCAAAGCCAAGGGCGCCCTCATCGTCGAGCCCGAGTCCAAGGACGCCCTCGTCGCCCCGTTCAAGGTGCATCTCGAGGACCTGGGCCCGGACAGCCGGCGCTGGGTCTATGACGGGGAGGTCGCGGCCAAGGTCTCTGCGGGAGACCAGACGCGAACCGTCATCCTTGAGGCCCTGGCGCTCAATCCGATGACCGTAGGGCAGCTCATGGACCACACGAAGAAGACAGATCGGACTCTCAAAAAGCACCTCGGAGCGCTTGAGGAGGATGGGGCGGTGGAGGCCACCAAGGAGCCAGGCCGGGCTGGCAGAAAGCTCTGGATGCTGCGCTCCACGGCCGAGGAACTGCCGTTCTGAGGAGGTCGACGGTATGACGGTATGCCACGGTGTGAAGTTCATACTGCTTCATACCTACAACTGTGTGATTGATAAGAGATACGAGCGCGTGTCCGTTTCCAGCACGGTGTGAAGGTAAAGCCATCACTGCGACGGTGTGAAGGTATGAAGCGCACCCTAAAGGGGTGCTTCATGCACTTCATACCGTCGTGGAGGCGGGCTGGTATTGGTCATTGTGCGGTGCGTTATAGATGCAGGAAAGCGGCCAGCCACGGCCAGGCCTGGCATAGTGAGTGTCAGTCAGCTGCGGGATTCTGGCTCAGAACCGTGGGCCCGGGCGGCGGCCTGATCTCGGCTACTTACCACCCACTGTGCAGGAGGTGTACGGCATGAGGCAGTTCACCGATGGGGCGATCTTCGTTCGAGGGCTGACCTCGGCCGAGAAGCAGGCGGCCTGGGCGGCGGCCACACGGGACCTGGGGCTGCGCTCGCTCAGTGAGCTGGGCTGCTTTCTGATCAGGCAGTACCTGGCTCAGCGCCATGGGATGGGCAGGCCGGCCAAGGTATTGCCCGCTGATGTCGCACGAGTCGGCGCCTCGCGGATCACGCGGAAGGTGGCGCAGTGGCGGAGCCCATCGGCGGCCGATCCCCGCGGCTATCAGAAAAAAAATTCTCCACGGAAACGGCCGCCTCATCATTCGGGCGACGATGCCACGTTTAGCAGTAGCGGGAACCCGGCCTGATGCCCAAGCCCTTTGTCCGCAACCGCGTGCTGAAGTATATCGACGAAGAGATCCGCGTGAATGAGCGCGGGGAGGCATTCCGGTTGGAGCCGCACCAGCGGGCGGTGCTCGCCTTGGCGTTCACGCTCGACGACACGGGGCGTCTCCCGTTTCACACGATCGTCTATGCCTGCCCGAAGAAGAGCGGCAAGACGACGATCAACGCCGCGGTGACGCTCGCCTGGGCGGAGACGATGGAGGCGCCGAACGAAGTCTACGCGCTCGCGAACGACGAGGAGCAGGCGCGGGGGCGCGTGTACTCGACGGCAATCCGCATGATTCGGCGGAACCCGGATCTCCTCGACCAGGTGGTGGGGGGCGAACGCGGGCTCATGCAGGGGAACCTGGAGCTGTCGAATGGCACGACGGTGCGCGCGATCGCGAGCCAAGCGGAGTCGGCCGCGGGCTCGAATCACGGGTTCACGTCGTGGGATGAGCTGTGGGGCTATACCTCGGAGCGGTCGCTGCGGCTCTGGGAGGAGATGACGCCGGTGCCGACGCGGCAGAACTCGGTGCGGTTCATCACGACCTACGCGGGGTACGAGAATGAGTCGAAGCTCTTGTGGGAGCTCTACGTGCAGGGCGTCGGCGTCGAGGAGCATCCGCACGGGCAGGGCGAGCGCCTCCATCCCGCCTGGCCGATCTACGGGAATCGCGAGGCCGGCGTGCTCGTGTACTGGGACCACGAGCCGCGGATGCCCTGGCAAGCGCCGGAGTATTACCGCAAGCAGCGCAAGATGCTGCGCCCGGCGGCGTATCTCCGCCTGCACGAGAATCGCTGGGTGTCGAGCCAGTCGCGGTTTTTCACGGGCGAGCAGTGGGACGCCTGCGTGCGGCCTGGGCTGGGCCCGGTGGTGCGCGATCCGGCCCTCCCGGTCGTCGTGGCGCTGGACGCGGCGACCAAGCGGGACTCGGCGGCGATGGTGGCCGTCACGTGGGACGACGGCGCGCGGAAGGTGCGGGTCGTCAACGTGCGCGTCTGGACGCCGGGGCCCGGGGATCCGGTCGAGCTGGAACTGACGATGGAGGCGGAACTGCGCGCGTGGAGCCTGGCGTATTCCCTCGTGGCGGTCCGCTACGATCCCTACCAGCTCGTGACGATCGCGCAGCGCTTGCAGCGGGAAGGCCTGCCGATGGAGGAGTACCCGCAGACGTCCGACCGCTTGACCGCGATCGGGCAGATGATCTGGGACCTCGTGACCGGCGGGAACCTGGTCGCGTACCCGCACGAGCACCTCCGCGAGCATGTGCTGAACGGCGTCGTCGTCGAGACGCCGCGCGGCTGGCGGATCGCGAAAGAAAAGGCGCGGCACAAGATCGATCTCCTGGTCGCGCTGGCGATGGCGGCGGAGCGGTGCGCGCGGCAGGACGGGGGCGAGGTGCAGGTGTATGTGGACACAGCCGCGCCGGGGGACACGGAGCCGACGCCCGAGGCGGTGCGAGAGCTCGTCGACCGGGACCAGCGGCGCCTGTGGGGCGCGGAGGGAGGGTGGCGATGAGACTGCTCGAAGCGGCGATGGCCGTCTGGCTCGGTGCCGGCCTCCTCGGCTTCTGCGCCTGGACGATCCGGATCTACGTGCAGAGCGAGTTGGGCCCGCGGGCGGATTGGACGAGTCGACTGATCTGGTACACGGGCCGCGGATGCATCTGGGCCGCGGCCCTCCTCCTCGCCGGCGGGCTCGTCGGCACGGCACTCGCGACGGTCTGGCGGCTGGTGCGGGGGTAATCTCCGCGATGCTGCTGCCCGAGGAGCACTGGTACACGCTGGCCGAAGCCGCCGTGGTGCTCGATCGGCGCCCCGAGACGCTCCGCGGGTTGCTCTGGAAGCACCAACTGCCCCGGCGCAAGGTCCGACAGGGCCAGCATCCCCGCAAGGTGCTCCAGATCTCCTACCGGACGCTCCAGCGGCTTCGGAGGCTGACCCGACAGTAACTCACCCCGTTGGCTCACCCCGTTGGCTCACCCCGTTGGCTCACCCCGTTGGCGCGCGCCTTGCCTCGTGCGCCCCTCTAGCCCTGTGATGGCCCCGTGGGACGGATCTCTCGGTCAGGGCTGGGGGCGGCGTAGGTGCTCGGGCTCGTCGAGCGCCGCGCCGCCCCTTTTGCGGTCAAGGCCGCGGCGCCCACGCCGGGCAGCCTCTTCCAGCAAGTCGTTGCCGTCACGGGCGGCCTCCAGATCATCCCGCGGCCCCAGCGGTACGAGGACTTCGCCAGGGCCTATGGGGCGGTTGTGTGGGTCTACGCGGCCGTTGCCCGCAAAGCCCGAGACGCCGCCGCTGTCCCGCTGAAGTTGGCGCGGCGGACCGAGACCGGGGTCACGACGGCGCCCCTCACGCATCCCCTCCGCCAGCTCCTCGACAAGGTCAATCCGTTCATGACCTGGGCGGATCTCTGCGAGGGCACCTCCGCTAACCTCGACCTGGTGGGCAATGCCTACTGGCTCGTGTTCGACAACGGGGCGGGGCAGCCCGCGGAGCTCTGGCCGCTCCGTCCGGATCGGGTCGAGGTGATCCCGAGTGCGACGGAGTACCTCGCCGGCTACCGCTACGTCGTCGGGCCGGCTGAGTTCCGCTTCGCCGCCACGCAAGTGATCCACTTCCGCGAGTTCAATCCCTGGCACGACTACTACGGCCAGGGGGCGTTGACAGCGGCCTGGGACTCGGCCGTCATCATGTCGGACGCACACGCCTGGAACCGCAGTCTGCTCCAGAATGCCGGGCGGTTGGACGGCGTGCTCTCGAGCGATCAGCCGGTGACCGAGGCGCAAGCCAAAGAAGCCGGCGCCCGCTTCCGCGAGCAGTTCGCCGGGCCGCGCAACGCCGGGCGGGTGATGATCCTCGGGCGCGGCCTCAAGTACAGCACGATCGCGACGACGCCCAAGGATCTCGACTTCGTCAACTCGCTGCAGATGACCCGCGAGGAGATCCTCGCGGCGATCGGTGTGCGCCCGGTCATCCTCGGCATCGAAGCGGGGGACATTGGCCGGCGCAGCGAGCAGATCCGCGATTACTTCTACTCGACCGTGGGGCAGCGGATCGGCCGGATCATCGGAACCGTCAATGAATTCCTCACGCCACGCTATGGCGATCCGGCGCTGGAATTCATCGCGGACATTGAGACGGCGCTCCTGCCCTACGAGGACCGGGTCGCACTCGCGCAGGCGGACACACTCTACGTGCAGCATCGTGTGCTGCTGCCGAACGAGGTCCGCCAACGCCGTGGACTCGGGCCGATCGACGGCGGCGACCAGGTGCTCGTCCCGATCTCCCTGGTCCCGATCGCGCAGGCGGGGCAGCTCGGGTTCGGCGCCGGCCTCACCGAGGCGCCCCGCGCCCTCGCGAAGGCGACCAAGGACACGCGCGACGAGCTCTGGGGCGACTTCGTCGATAAGGCCTCGCGCTTCGAGATCCGCTTCGAGGCCGGGGTCACGCGGGCGCTCGTGGCCACGAAGGAGCAGCTCGTCAGCGCGCTGAGCGAGGGGGTGCCGCCGCAATCGGCGCTGACGCACGCGCTCGCGACGGGTCGCGCGCTGCTCGTCGGCCTGGCCCAGGCGGTCCTCCCTGCCGTCCTCGAAAGCGGGTGGACGCGGGCGGCGCGGTTGATCGCGGCGGGCCTCGATCGCGCGAAGGCCCCCCAGCTCGGGATCAGTTTCGACCTGGCGATCCCCGAACTGGCGGCCTACATCGCCGGCCGGCCGTTGACGTATGCCGATCTCATCACGCAGTCGCTCGCCGTCGACTTCCGCGATCTCCTCACGGCGCAGGCGAATGTCGGCGCGTCGATCCCCCAGATGGCGGCGGCGGTGGCCGAACGCTTCGACGGCCTCACGGTCGCGCGCGCGACGCTGATCGCGCGGACGGAAGTGATCGCCGCGTCGAACCTTGCGGCCTCCGTCGCCTACGAGCAGAGCGGTGTGGTCGACGCACAGGAGTGGCTCTCCGCGCGCGACGAGCGTGTGCGCGATTCACACCGCCTGGCCGACGGGCAGGTGGTGCCACTGCGCGCGAGTTTCGCGGTCGGTGGCGCGCAGCTGCGCTATCCCGGCGATCCGGCGGGGCCGCCTGCGGAAGTCATCAACTGCCGTTGCACGACACTCCCTGTGCTCACGCAGGCTTGAGGAGACCGCCCATGGAATATGGCGATGCAGTGCAGATCAAGGGGCTCGGCGGCGTGACGATCAACGCGGTCCTGGAGAATGGCAGTTTCACCGTCACCGACGGCGACGGCGCCGTGCGGGGCCCGTACACCGACGGCGACGTCGAGAGGGCGGCGCCCGAGGCGCCGTGACAATGCGCCGCGAGCCGACGCGGGGCGAGCGGATCAGGAAGTCCCTGGTCCTCGACGTCAGGGAGGCCAACGATGCCGAGCGCACGATCGTCCACACGATCACGCAGCGGATCGTCGATCGCGATGGCGATGTGATCGAACCCCGCGGCGTGCGGGTCGACAACTTTCAGAAAAATCCCATCGTCCTGTTCGGCCACGACTCCTGGGCGTTCCCGGTCGGCAAGAATCTCGCGCTCGAGGTCAGCGATCAGGCCATCACGGCGCTGACGCAATTCGCCGGCGATGCGCAGGCCCACCCGCAGGCGGAGACGGCGTACCGCCTGGCGCGCGACGGCTTCCTCAAGGCCTGGTCGATCGGCTTCATGCCGATCACCTGGTCGGAGGACAAAGCGCTCCCGGAACAGGACGGCTGGTGGTTCAAGGAGTGGGAGCTCTTCGAGTATTCCCTCGTGCCCATTCCGTCGAATCCCGAGGCGCTCTCGCGCATGGCGAAAGGGTACGGCTTGCCGCCGGGCGCGACGGAAAGGGATCTGATCGCGGCGCTCGCGAAGGACCGCACACCCTTCTGGGATCTCGCGGGCTCCTTCACCAAGCAGGATCACCTGCTGGCGGATCGGGTGGCGCTCGTGGAGCGCCGCGTCGCGCAGTGTGAGCACGATCTCGCCGCGATGCAGCCGAGAGAGGAATCCGTAACCGCGGAGGATGTGCGGCGCGCCATGGGGCACGCCAGAGAGACGTTCGGAGGGGGCGCAGGCGTTCGCTAGGGCCATTCACCCGGGCCGCGCGAAGGCCGGCCCCACCGGGAGGCGAGCATGGACAAGGAGCTGAAGGCGGCGATCGACGAGGGCTTCAAGGGCATGACGATCACGCTTGACGACAAGCTGAAGGCGAGCGTCGAGGCCGTCGTCAAGACGGTCGACGAGAAGCTGAAGCCGCTGGCCGACCGCCTCGCACTCCTCGAGAAGAGTAGTGGGGAGGTCGGCGTGATCCGTCGGGACGCGGATGGCAAGCTGGTCACGCTCGGTGCGGGCCAGGCCCCGGCGTTCATCAAGGACGGGCTCACCAAGGACAGCCAACCGCTCCGCGTGACCAATTACCTCCGCGCCATGAAGTTTGGCAACGAGGCGGCCATGAAGGAAGAGCGGGAGATGTCCTGGCGCCTCCGGGAGGCCGGCTACCAGGCCGAGTCCGGCAGCTCGTTCCTCTTCCCGATGGGCGCGGATCTGATCGTCGACCAGGTCGACGAGAAGGGCGAGGTGCGGAAGGACAACGCGGCGCTCCGTGAGGAGATCCGCGCGCGGCTGTCGGTGGGGACCATCGACCCCGGTGAGCTCGCATGGCACGCCAAGCGGAACCCGGAGCTCGCCAAGGCTTTCGGGCTCGAGCGCAAGGACCTCTCGCTCGGGAGCGACATCCTCGGGGGCATCCTCGTGCCCAACGTGCAGGACAGCAGCATCATCGACCTGCTGCGGCCCCGCCTGTCCGTCATGCGCGCCGGCGCGACGGAGGTCGCCCTGCCACCGGCGGGCAACGTTGCCATGCCGCGGCTGACTGGCGATCCGTCTTTCGTCTGGACGGATCCCGACACCACGACGGACGCCTCGACGACCAACATCGGGACGGGCGTGGTGCGGTTGCAGGCCAAGAGCCTGCGGGGCTTCGTCACGATCCCGAATGACCTGATCCGGTACTCGAGCCCCTCGGTCGAAATGGTCGTCCGTCTGGCGCTGGCCAGCCGCGCGGCCGTCGTGGAGGACAACACCTATCTCGAGGCGGTCGGCTCGTCGCTCAGTCCCCGCGGGATCATCAGCTACGGCATGTCCACGGCGGAGACGCCGACCGCGAACAAGGTCACCCTCCACATCGCCGGGACGACCGAGACCAACGGGGACACCTTCACGCCGGAAGACGTGACGAAGATCATCGGGCTCTACTACTCGGGGCTGGATGACGAGCCGGCGACGGGCTGGATCATGCGCCCGATGCTCTGGGCCGCGATCGCCAACCGCCGCGGCGATGCGGTGACGGCGGCCGACGCGAAGGGGCCGTTTCTCTTCTGGACCTCGCGCGGGTCGATGGGCTCGGCCATCCCCGAGGCCCTGGGCGGCTACCCGGTCTTCAACTCGACCAACGCCAGCGCCAATCGCACGAAGGGCTCGGGCACCACCCTCGTCTACGTGCTCTTCGGCAACTTCCGGCGCCTCATCATCGGGCGTTCGGGAGCGATCGAGCTGGCGGCGAGTGACCAGATCAAGTTCCTCCAGGACAAGACCGTCATCCGTGCCGTCCTGCGGTCGGACTGCGGGCTGGCGCATGAGGAGTCGTTCGTCTTCACGGACACGATGCTCGAGGCCTAGCCTCGCGCGATACGGGACGCCGGCGGCGCGGGCAGC